GCCACGGCAACAGCCAGAATGGTGTTCCGGCCCATTTGCCTTTCGTGTGACAAAGATTCTCAATAAAAGTAACTGCCCTGTCTGCTTTCTTTTTGTCATAGTGAGAAGTAGGCAGCATAAACTGAGAAGGTTTATAATTCTTAAGCTTTGGATATCCCTTTGGTCGTGGTTCCTTTGCCATTAAGAATCACCTCCAAGCAATGCCTCCATCTCATCTTCCAGCTCTTTCCCCTTTGCACTACCAGCCACAATACGTGATCTGGATGAAGGCGTAAGCCCAAACTCGGATGCCGCCTGTAGCATCAGTTTCTGATTAGTATTTGCAATACCAACCCAAGGTGTCTGCTGCTGATATCCTTTATCCGTTTCAAAGGTCGAACCCTCAGAATCTATATGCTCCTGCGCTTCCTTCCATCTGGCATAGGACTGGCAGTATGCAGCAAATGCCGCCATGTCCACTTCCGTAAGAACACCCATCTGATTCATCAAATCACATAATCGTTCCCACTCCTTCTTTGCCTCTAGTAAAAGCCAATCCGGACATTCGGGCATTCCCTTTGCCGGAATCGGCTCCTTCGTATTCAATTTTCTCTTACCAGGATTACCTTCCAGTTTCTTAATCGCTGTAGGCTTTGGCTTTCTTCCTGCCATCAGAATCCCCTCCTTCCATATTTTTTTTGCATAATAAAAGGACCATGTATTCCTACACGATCCTCATTAACAATCATTGATGTTATAGTAATTTACTCAATGCAGACAATTTAGCTTTTATGCAAAACTCATACGTTTCAGACAATTTACGAATCCATTCGGTATCTTCATTTCGATAAGGATCTTTAATAAATCGTTTAATGAATTTCGTAACCTGACTTCTAAATGTCCAGTTAAGATTTGATGAATTATTAACAAGATTAAAATCTTTTACAGTCTGATTTTCATCAACGACTCCCATCAAATACCTTAATATTAAGACATCCGCAAATGTAAATGGCATAATATCATCTTCAAATTGTAACAATGACATATAAGGGCCACCCTGCTTCGTGTCATCTGTAACAAGAGAGTATGCACCAAGGGTTTGCGCTAATGATATTGCATATACTTCGCCCAAATCACCTGAACCATACAAATTTCTGTTTTCATTGACATTATGTTCAAAAATTTTATATACCTGCAAATCTTTTAGCTTCTGATTTGTATAAATTTCTATCCTACCTGCGGCAATATCAGAATCGACCTTGGAGATTACATCCTGCCCATGATTTTCCAACTCGACATTACGAATCTGTTCATAAATAAACACTCCTTCATCAAAAAAATCAAACAAGATATTCTGAAGATTCGCCTTATAGAAATGGATAATAACATTTGTATCTAAAGAGGCTCTCAATCTTCCAAACCTCCTATCAAATCATCCAAGTCATCATCACCGTCATCGTCATCAAACGAAACAAGCTTGTCACTAATATCTTCAATACTAAGCTGATAACATGCAAGCACCTTTTCCAGCGTTTCTTTTGGCACTGCATTATGGTTATAATTATAAATAACATAATCAATATACTCATGTGGTATATCAATCACATTACTTGGTTCATTCAACTTTGCATTGCCACCAACGCTTCGGAGCAAATTGCCAACCTTTTTCATGGTTCTCTCATTATCAAGACACAGCTTCTGTTTTAGGTCTATTATGCCTAAACTCTCCAATCTGTTTAATGCCATATCAAAGCTAACATTAAACTCTGACATTATACGAGCAATGTCCATTGCTGACAAACCTTTTTCCCCGAAATCTTGAATCCCGAGATCAATAAATCTGCCTACATCATCAGCCGGCATCAATAAACAGGCTGCAAAATAATTTGCTTCCTGCTCTTTTTTATCAGTACTTCTACCATTAATTGTTATACTATCGTCAATAAATGAACTTTCATCGTTTAAATGCAATATCACATGACCAATTTCATGTGCAAGTGTGAAGATTTCTCTGGATAATCTGCTACAGCTATTTGTAAAAATAATAATATCATTATCCTTCTTTACTGCGAAGCCTAAATCAGCATTGTCTCCGAGAGGATATCTTAATAGCTTATATCCAAGTCTCTCACACTCTTTGAACAGATCAATTATTCCATATCTGCTTATTTTACACTTCACCCTAAATGAATCCGCTTTTATTCGGATTTCTCGTTTCCTACTATCCTGCATGCAAACCCTCCTAAATCATATCCTTGTGCTGTAGCTTTGCACACATATGCTTATTCGCATAAAACAAATCAAGCATATCAAATATCTTTTTAGAAGATGCGCCTTCCTCTCCTGCTCTATATTCAACCACCGGAGACTCGTCAAGTACTCTTGTTATATCTCCCACAGTTACGCCTAGAACTTCAGCAACCTTAGAAAGGATATCCAAAGTAACACTATTGACTCCACTCTCAATTCTTGCATACTTCTGTCTGCTGACACCAATCTGATCAGCGACCTGCTCTTGAGTGAAATTTTTTGCACTTCTCAACGCCTTGATACGGCTACCTAACATTTCATTCATGATAATCCCTCCATTTCTGCTTACTAATATTTTATCACAAAAATGAGAAAAGTCAATCTGAAATGTTATGTTTTTGTAACATCATATAATATCATGTTATGTTTTCACATCAATAACAACCTTTTACTCATACCCCCATCTTCTATTTCGCGATTTTGCACAGAAGAGGGGGCGCCGGTCTTGGAGCTTAAGGCCTGTAGAGATTCAAATACCCCCTACCCTCGCTCCATCAGAACCGATATTCCTTGAATCTATCCTCGGTCATTGTCTTTACATTATGATGATGCTCACATAAAGGCTGCCAGTTCCCACGATCCCAGAAGAGTTTCTGGTCTCCACGATGCGGAACGATATGATCCACGACTGTAGCCATAGTGATATGACCTTCTTCATAACACTTCACACAGAATGGATTGCTCTCTAAGAACTTCCTTCTCTCACGCTGCCACTTGGCACCATAGCCACGCTCTGCTGCATGGGCTCTGTCCTTTGTGTGTAAAGACTTATGTTCCTCGCAATACATCTGACCGTGCGGAATAAGTGCTGCACAGCCAGGATGTTTACACGGTATGTTACTCCTATAAGGCATGTGCTCACTTCCTTCCCACTCGAAAACAATTTTTCTCGTTGTCGCGGTACTCCTCAAATACTCGTGCAAGCACGGCATTTTCATCGCTACTCGCGCAAAAAGCCCCGGAAGTTTTTGGCTTCCAAGGCTCTGCTTTGTCGTACACTTTCGACACTATAATAATAACATATATGCTTATGCCATGTTGGGACAAAGTGTGCCAATCTTATTCCGGTAAAACAAAATTATTTAGTGCCGATGCATGAATACGATGCACGGTTCTGTATGATACATTAAGCTCGTAGGAAATATCTTCCCAGCTCTCGTTTTTCAGGTAACGATATTTCAAAAGAAGTCTTTCCTCAGGATTCTCCATACTTTCTATTGCCGCATTGATTGCTGCACGAAGATCCACCAGTCTGTTAATCTTTGCATCAATCTTCTGCTCATACTCCCATATCTTCTCAATGGTCTTAATGAATGGTGCTTCCAGATTTCTATTCGGATTGGTACCAATCTTTTCTCCATATGAACATCCCTGAATCGTGCCTCTCATTTCACGAAGCTGTTCCAGCTCCTTCACTTCAACCTGTATCTGCTTATCCAACAGATATGCCTGTTTCAAATACTCTTTAGCCGTCATAAGCCACCTCCGAAAAGTTATTTCCCTCGGATTTACTCTGATTGTCTTATTTCGTCCTGAAGCTTACGGATTAAGAATTCTCCAGCAACCGAAGTCAACTGTTGATACCACGAACTTCTGAAAAACTTCTCAATCTGTAACGCTTCATCTATTGCCGCCTTGCTTTTTGGATTGCGCTTTACCTTTTTGAGTGTGGCTCTGTAATCAGCAACCGCACTAAGGATAATCGCATTCGCAAGTCTTTCATATGGGTCTTCAAATTGGTTCTTACCTGCCATGTGTTACCCTCGCTTTTACTGCAGCAATCAATCTATTTTGTGTCATATCCTTACTTGCTAAAGCCTTCATAACATCCTCATCTATTGTTCCAGCAGTAATAATATGCTGAACCACCACCGTCTCCGAAGTCTGTCCTTGTCTCCAAAGTCTTGCCACCGTCTGTTGATATAGTTCCAGACTCCAGGTAAGTCCAAACCAAATCAGCATATTTCCACCTGATTGCAGATTCAAGCCATGCCCGGCAGAAGCTGGATGTATTAACGCCACCTGCAGCTCCCCACGATTCCATTTTCTGATGCTTTCCTCTGAATCCAATTTTTCAAAAGGAATCTTTTTCTCAGTAAGTCTTCGCATAATCCTTGATAAATCATGTTTGAACCAGTACGCTACCATGACAGGTCTGCCATTTGCCGCTTTAATCATATCCTCAAGGGCATCCAGCTTCTGATCGTGGATTACAATCTCATCGCCATCATCGGAATACACAGCGCCATTTGCCATCTGAAGAAGCTTCCCGGAAAGAGCCGCTGCATTTGCTGCTGTAATCTCTCCCTTTTTCAAAGGAATAAATAAATCCTCTTCCATGTCCGCATAAAGCTTCGCTTCCTCATCATTCATATAAACCGGATATTCATTACTGATAAGCTCCGGTATCTGAAGATGATCCAAGGCTTTCATAGAAATCGTGATATCGGAAATCTTCTCATAAATCTGTTCCTCAGCTCCATTTCTTAGCTTATAAGAATAAACAATCGGACCATTCATCCTGTCCGGTACAAAATAATTCACACGATACTGGCTGATAAATCTTCCAAGTCTTTCTCCCATATCCAGACATTTGAATTCTGCAAACAGATCCATCAGTCCATTGCTGGAAGGTGTACCAGTGAGCCCGATTACCCTTTTCACATTTGGCCTAACCTTCATAAATGCCTTAAAGCGTTTACAGTTCCAATTCTTAAAACTGGATAGCTCATCCAAAACTACCATATCCCAGAAAAAATTCACTCCACTTTGTTCAATCAACCACTGCAGATTTTCACGGTTAATAATGTAAATATCTGCATCCGCCTCCAAAGCCTTCTTCCGCTCTGCTGCTGAACCAAGAACAATGGAATATCTCAGGTGTTTCAGATGATTCCACTTATGAATCTCATCACTCCAGGTATTTCTTGCAACTCGAAGTGGCGCCACCACCAAAACCTTACTTACTTCAAAGCTGTCATAAATAAGCTGTTCAATAGCTGTCAACGTAATACTGGTCTTACCAAGTCCCATCCCAAGTATCACAGCTGCTATCGGATGCTCTAATATATAATTGATTGCAAACTGCTGATAATCATGCGGTTTGTATTCCATCAAGAATCCCTCCAATCTGTCCTGCATCATCCAGGACGAATACTTTATATCCAATAGACCTTAGCTGGTCATGCCTATGCTCCTGTAAAACTCTTGGCTTCTTTCCCGGCGCCTTTACTTCCACCAACCCAAATTTCCCATCAGGTAATAAAACAAGTCGGTCGGGCCAGCCCGATGAACCGGAATTCCACTTCTCACACAAGCCACCACGCTTTTTAACTTCTCTCACTAATTTCTGTTCAATATATTTTTCACGCATCGCACGCCTCCATCATTCTTAACAGGTGTGCAGGTCGAGTACCTCGTTCCGTAAAACTCTCTTAAGCAGATATTTATTCAAATTTTTCCTAAAGGGACTTTTATGTACTGAGGTTAACGACCTACACAAAAGGGCTTTTTCTTACTCCAAAAAATCCTGTCCTTCCTTAAGCTTCAATCCCACGACCTGCACTCCGGTATTCTTTCGAATACGGTTATAGCCAGCCTTGTCCATCGAAGAATAGAAATCCGTGGTACTACGGATATATTCGCCGTTCTGCATGCAATGCGCTCTGTAAGCCTGATACAGTTCACCCGATTTTTCCTTATAAGATGGATCCATCTCACAGCATTCCTCCAGAAACTGCCCCAGCCAGTCATTGTCCTCGCGATATGCCTGGACAGCAGCCTCTACGACATCTGGAAGTGTTGTATGGAAATTCTTATCAATCGCTCTCTTCGCCCCTTCAATAATCCAACTCATAATTGCAGGACCCGCATGCTCAAACAAATAATCCGCATAATTCTTGATGTCACTTTTACCTGTAATCTTTGCATTGAAGGGAATGACCACCAGCCTTCTCCAGATACCGTCATCATTGGCTCCTACCTTTGGAAGATGGTTTGTATAGAGAACCAGTGTATGTGACGGTACAAAGGAAAACGGATCCTTATATTTCTTCTCTGCCTGAATCTCATCCGTAGAGCAAAGCTGCTTCACCACAGCGGTATTCAATCTCATACCTTCCTCCATTTCCGAAGAAATGATGAGACGTTTTCCCTTAAGCTCCGCCATCTCCGGCTTCACATTTCTCTTGCAATTCATAGTCAATGCCTCAGCAGAAAGCTTTCCGGCATAATTTCCAAGCACTCTGAAAATAGTGTTCCAAAAGGTACTCTTGCCATTGGCACCACCACCATAAGCAATAATCATATGCTCCTGATACACCTTGCCGATTGCAGCCATACCAACAGTTTCCTGCACATAATCAATCAGCTTCTGATCCTTGCAGAAGAAAAGATTCAAGGCATCCAGCCATATCTGTTTCCCATCCTCTCCCGGAGAACATGCAGTAATCTTTGTAATCAGATCCTCAGGATTATGCGGCAGTTCCCCTGCAAGCCCTTTTCGAAGGTCATAGGTTGCATAAGGTGTGTTAATCAGATTCTCGTTTTTGTCCAAATCAGACACGGAAATAGCAATCATCGGCTTCGCCGTATTTGCTGCAGACACAATATATTTGTAATCACGTCTCTTCTGCACAAATTTCAAATAAGTCTGGGCTCCCATCAGCATATAAACCAAAGGAATAAGCTTTCCATCAACTTCTTTCAAAAGCTCCTTCGGGCCAGCCTGGATAGATTCCTTCGGTACACCTGCATCCTCCAACGCCTTCTCAACTCTTGCCACTTCATCCATAGCATCCTGAAGCTGCAGATCCAAGAATTCCTCAACAGCACCAATCGCCATCTGCTTATCCTCTCGCCAACATTCGCCATCGAACCTTAAAAAGTCTGTTGCACTGGTATATTTCAATTCATTTCCATACTCTCGAACCAACACCTTTGCCTGTCCGATATCCGAATAATCTTCAGGTTTCAATGAAGCACTTTCAAAATCTGCGTTATATTCATCAGGTGGCACATACCCTTCCTGATTCACAATACTTTTCTTAAAGAACTTCACTGCGCTGTTCCAGATAGTCTTAAGCTCCGACTCCGGTAGCGGCGGATCACATTTCTTTGCATGTTCTAAGAATGCCTCGTGTGCCTTTTCCGTAATTCCATAGCGTTTCAGCACACGCCCGGCAAAACGGCTCATAGTATTATTTCTGCTACCTTCCAGAATCTGCCCACCAAATGCGCTCTCTGAATTCTCAGAATCGAAATCTTCTTCCTCAGCAGCCTGACCTACATCGATTTCTTCATCAATAGTCATCCAGCCAGCATGTACCAGTACTTCTTCACAATCAGCACCGAAGATAAATCTTGCTGCATCTAATGCATTTCCATCAAAGAAGGGATACTCCTTCTGCAACGCCTTCTTCAGATTCCCGTACATTTCTGCATCTGTAATCTCTGAAATAGGAAAATAGATGTGATATCTCGGTCTGGCTGACTTGCCCTCCTTCGGAAGTAGATGATGTCTACTGGAAGCAAGCATATATTCCATATCAGGGAATATTTCCTCCAACTTCTCGGCTGTAATCCACTCTGCCAGTTCCTCTGAATGGTCATTATCAATATCCATGACAATCACATCCGAACGAATGAAATTACCAATACCTCGATAATTTCCTTTGTACTCTGCGCAAACATGATCTGCCTTCACCGCCTCCCGAAGCTGCTCCGGCGTGACTACTGTCACCTTATTTGGATAGCTACAGTTAGCGGCCTGACCAATGCAGTTTGCTGTAAAAATCGTTACCTGCATATCTCAAACCTCGTTTCTATAAAGTAAGGAACAAAATCCTCCTAACTTCCTAAGCGGGTTTGACCTACACTTTTCCGGTCGAATTGTAAATAAATTAAAAAAAGCAACAGCCAGAGCAGAATCGCTTCCTTATAAAAGCGAAAAATGCCCTGGCTCTTTTCAAAACTTTTTTCAAAAAATAAAGCTCCCGACCGGAAAAACAATCTGCAGATGCGCTTAGGAAGATAGAAAGGCACGAAAGCCATTCGGAAAGTGAGGTGCTGCAGATGCAGACAGAAACGATTGATAAAAGCCAGCAGGCCACACCGTCCATCGATGAAGAGCTCATTGATACTCTCATCGCAATCAGCGTTGTAGCCAAGCGACTGGCAGCCAATCTAAGACAACAGAATACAGAAAATGGAGGAAAACAAGATGAGCAAAATGAGTGAATTATCTCAGGTGCTTGATGAAATGATTGCCTGCGGCGAAGGAATGATCAACGCTGCTAACGCAATCAAGGCCATCTTCTCTTCTACCGAAGAAACACCTGCAAAAACAGAAACCATGCCAACCAAGAAAGCCAACAAGGCTCCTGAAACGGCGAAAGCTGAGGAAGCACCGAAACCTACCTATTCCAAGGAAGACGTTCGTGCAGTACTCGCTTCCAAATCAGCCGCTGGATATAAGAAGGAAGTCAAAGAGCTTCTTGAAAAATATGGCGCTCAGCAGTTAAAGCAGGTAAATCCTGATGACTATGCAGCCATTCTTAAGGAAGCAGAGGTGATTGGAAATGCCTAAACATGCATACCTATCCGCTTCTGCCAGTCACAGATGGTTAGCCTGCCCACCAAGCGCGAAGCTCTGTGCTAATATTGCGGATCAAAGCTCCGAATATGCACAGCAAGGAACCGATTGTCATGAGCTGTGCGCCTACCTTGTGGAAAAAGCTCTTGGCAGAGCTGGAACTGATCCGACAGAAAACCTTACCTTCTACGATGCTGAAATGCAAAGCTGCACAGAGGAATACAGGAATTATATACTGGAACAGATTGAAGCAACCAAGAAATTATGCCAGGACCCACAGGTCATGATCGAACAGCGACTGGATTTCTCCCGCTGGGTTGAAAACGGCTTTGGAACAGGTGACTGTGTCATCGTTGCAGATGAAGTATTACAAATCATCGATTACAAGCACGGTCTTGGTGTCCTGGTAAGTGCCGGTGATGATGAGCATGGCGGAAACAGTCAGATGATGTGCTACGCCTTAGGTGCATTGGAAGCCTACGGAGATCTCTACGATATTCATCAGATAAAGATGACCATCTTCCAGCCAAGACGTGACAACGTCAGTACTTACACCATTTCCAAAGAGAAGCTTCTGAAATGGGCAGACGAAGTTCTGGCACCTACCGCACAGCTTGCCTATATAGGCGAAGGTGAATTCAAAGCTGGTGATCACTGCCAGTTCTGTAAGGTAAAATCCACCTGCCGAAAGCGTGCAGAATACAATCTGGAGCTTGCAAAATATGACTTTGAAATGCCAGCTACCCTGGATGACATAGAAATCGCCGCTATCTTAGCAAAGGTAGATGAAATGATTTCCTGGGGAAATGACATCAAAGAATATGCCTTACAGCAGGCTCAGTCCGGTGTTCACTTCGATGGTTGGAAAATCGTAGAAGGAAGATCCAATAGAAAATTTACTGATGAAGCCACTGTGGCATTCAGAGTAAAAGATGCGGGCTACGACCCGTATGAGAAGAAGCTTCTTGGCATCACTGCCATGAGCACATTGCTCGGAAAGAAGAAATTCGAAGAGCTATTAGGTGAGCTTGTGTATAAGCCACCAGGTAAACCAACATTGGTACCGGAATTTGATAAAAGACCGGCAATGAATACAGCAATAGATGATTTTAGCGTATAAGTCCAGTCTCAATGCTTAAAACAGATTGGCTGCTCGCAGACATATCTGTTTAAGCATTAGAGACGACAACGGAAATGAGCAAGTAGCCTGATAAAGTGGATTGCGAATTTACGTAGGAATCATGAAAGTGCAAAGCACGAAATGATTCCGTGGACTTATACCACAAGACAAATAAAGGAGGACCAATAATATGGCAAAAATTCAGAACCCTACAAAGGTAATCACAGGAGTAAATACACGTTGGAGCTATGCGAATGTATGGGATGCCAAGAGCATCAACGGAGGCACACCGAAGTACAGTGTCTCCCTCATCATTCCCAAGTCCGACACCGTAACTGTTAACAAGATTAAGGCAGCTATCGAAGCAGCTTATGAGGAAGGTCAGAGCAAGCTTAAAGGAAATGGCAAAACCGTTCCTGCACTCTCCATCCTCAAAACACCTCTTCGTGACGGTGATTTAGAGAGACCTGACGATCCGGCTTATGCAAATGCATATTTCATCAATGCTAACAGCGCTTCTGCGCCTGGCATCGTCGATGCAGACCGTCAGCCTATCCTTGAGAGATCCGAAGTATATTCCGGTGTCTACGGCAGAGCTTCCATCAATCTCTACGCTTTCAACAGTAACGGCAACAAGGGAATTGCTTGCGGTCTCAATAATCTCCAGAAGCTTCGAGACGGTGAACCTCTTGGCGGCAAGTCCAGAGCTGAGGATGATTTCGCTTCTGATGAAGAAGACGATTTCCTTGAATAAATCAAACGTGACAACGACAACCAAGCAGGCGGTGATAATACTGCTGCCGCC